TTTAAAACCACTTAAACTATAGGAGATCAAAATGGCTGAAGATAAAAAGGTTATTACGATTGACGACAAAGACTACACTGAAGACCAACTAACTGACACGCAGAAAACTATTATTAACCACATTAACTCTCTAAGTCAAAAGATTGGATCAGCAGAATTTAACTTAGACCAACTCAAAGTAGGTAAGGATGCGTTTGTAAAGATGCTGACTGAATCACTTAAAGAAGCAGAAGAAGAAGAAGCTGAGTAAACTTAACTTAAGGTAGGACTAACATGTCAAGAGACTTAACACCTAGTACAATAGAAAACATATCTCAAGACGTTGTTTACCCGTTCTTTGCTACAGAGTTAAGATTTGATGGTAACAATGTCGTAAGGATGTGGACAGGTCAAGGTACACTTACTTTATCAGATGGGACTGAGTGGATTGGCTTAGGTCAACTCTTAAATATATCTTCTATAGAAGAGACCTCTGAGATGGCTGTTAAGGGGGCTACACTTACTTTGAGTGGTGTACCTCAATCCTTACTGTCACTAGCACTTGCAGAGCCTTATCAGGGTCGTGTGTGTAACATATACTTCGGTACTTTCTCTCAGGGTAGTTTACTACAAGAGTCTTCTTCTTACATACTACTACAAGACGGTTCTAGGATTAACTTAGAGACTACAGATAAAGGTTTCAATGAGTTGTTCTCAGGTTATATGGATCAGATGAACATAGAAGAATCCTCTGAAACTTGTACTATTTCCCTTGCAGTAGAGAATAAGTTAGTTGACCTTGAGAGAGTTAGAACAGCTAGGTTTACATCTGGTTATCAGAAGTCAATTTACGCTGGGGATCTAGGTTTAGACTTTATAGAAGACTTGCAAGATAAGTCTATAGTGTGGGGTAAGGCAAGTGAACCAGCAAATTAGTTACCAGCAAGAGTTTCTTAATCAGGTACGATCCGATGCAGAACCTTTAATAAAACTCCACTGGGACGAAATTGCTCTTAACCAAGATAAGATTAAACTTAACCCCGACTGGGAAGCATACCAAAAATTAGAAGACGACAATAGACTAAAGATATTTACTGCTAGAAAGAGTAAACAACTTGTAGGTTATTTTGTTGTCCTCTTAGGTACAAACATTCACTACAAAGATCACGTATTTGCAAGCAATGATATTATATACTTACATAAAGATTACCGTAAGGGTTTTGCTGGTGTACGTCTAATTAAGTTTGCTGAGAAGTGCCTTAAGGATGATGGCGTATCTGTACTTTTAATCAACACAAAGATACATAGACCTTTTGATAAATTGCTAGAACGACTTAAGTTCAAGCCTATCGAAAGAGTTTACTCTAAGTTCATAGGAGACTAACATGGCTATAGCCGCTACTGTAGCATTGGTGTCAACAACTGCCACTGCCCTAACTGTTGGGCTTACTACATCTTTCATGTATGCCTTTGCTGTTAACTTTGCACTTGGTGCGGCTCTTAATGCTCTTACACCTAAGCCTTCTGCATCAGGTGTTAACAGAGGTTATGATGTTAATGGGTTAGCTACAGGTACTGCTTTAGATCATCAAATAATATATGGTAAAGCCCGTGTTGGTGGAGTTCGTATATACGATGAATCTACAGGTACAAACAATAAGTACTTACACCGTATCATAGCTTTTACTGGTCACGAGATAGAATCTTTTGAAACTATCTATATTAACGATGAAGCTGTTACTTTAAATGCTAGTGGTTATGTAACTAGTCCATCTCACTACAACAGTAAAGTACGTATTAAGAAACATTTAGGAGCTTCAGATCAAACTGCTGATAGCACTTTAGTTTCTGAGTCTGCACACTGGACTTCTAATCACAGACTACGTGGTATATCTTATTTGTATATTCGTATGGAGTATGATACTGACTCATTCCCTGATGGTATACCTAACTTTACAGCTACTATTAAAGGTAAGAAGGTTTACGATCCTCGTAACTCTAGTACAGCATGGTCTGCAAACCCTGCCTTATGTATTCGTGATTATCTAACTTCTTCTTATGGATTGGCTGAAGTGTCAGCTAACATAGATGATACTCTTATAGCTACAGCCGCTAATGTTTGTGATCAAACAAATACTTTAGCTGGTGATGTTAGGTATACATGTAATGGTGGGTTTACTACTGCTTCAACACCTTATGATATGTTAAGTAGTTTACTTACTTCTATGGGTGGGTCTTTGTGGTATGCTCAAGGTAAGTGGCGTATTAAACCTGCTTACTGGACTACACCAGTTATGGATCTAGATGAGGACGACCTAAGAGATAAGATATCTTTATCTACACGTCACTCTCGTAGAGATAACTTCAATACTATTAAAGGTACATTTAGAGGTGCAGAATCTAACTGGCAAGTAACAGACTACCCAGAAGTAACTAACTCTGCTTTTGTTACAGCGGATAATGGTCAAGTATCAGTTGCAGATGTAGACTTAGGGTTTACTGATAATTCTGTCGGGGCTAGAAGATTAGCTAGAATTGCATTAGAGCGTAATAGACAACAGTTAGCTATTAGTACAAGTTTTAGCTTAAAGGCACTAGCTCTACAAGTAGGAGACAATATACGTATAACTAACTCTAGGTTTGGTTGGACTAATAAAGAGTTTGAAGTAATATCTTGGAACTTTGGACTTGTAGATGAATACGACCTTAGAGTAGAAGTACAACTCATAGAAACTGCTTCTACAGTGTTTGATGAGATTAGTGATGGTGTAATATACGAGAGAGATAATACTACTTTCTGGTCGCCATTTGAAGTAGAGATACCTCAGACTTTACAAGCTACACCAAGTACGTTTAATAATGCTGATGGTACAACTATACCTCAAGTTCTATTTAGTTGGGCTTCTACTAACGATAGTGTTATAGAGCAATATGAGTTCCAGTGGAAGATTTCTACTGATACTGATTATAACTCTGTAATACTTACTAACAAAGAGTTCTTGTTGTCTCCTATAAAGAGTGGAGTTGCTTACAACTATAGAGTTAGGTCTATAAATCACTTAGGGGTTAAGTCTAGTTTTGTTAGTGGGGCTTCTCCTATTAGCACAACTAATGATGCTACAATACCTAATCCACCTACGTCTCTTAATACTACGGGAGGGTATGGTAATGCTGGAGTATATTGGACACCTCCTACCACTAATACAGACTCAAGTACAATAGATGATTTGTTTCAGTATAAGGTATATAGGAATACAGCTAACAACTTTGGTACATCTACTCTTGTTGGTCGTGTTGCATCTGATGCATTTACTGATACAGGTCTTGCTGATCAGACTTTATACTACTACTGGGTAACTGCTTTAGACTTTACAGGTAATGAGAGTTCAGAGAGTTCTGTAGCATCTGTTACTACTGCTGTAGCACCTACTGGACCAGCAGGAGACGATGGAGCTAGAGGAGCAGGTCGTTGGAACATACAGGTTAGTAGCCTACCCACAACTTCTAGTGGGGCTGACACAGACTTTACAGCCGCTATAGGAGATCCTGTAGATAGAGATCAAGCATGGTTTTATACTGGTACTCAAGCTAGTCCTACATCACAGAATGTATGGATATATAATTACTCTGGAGATACTTGGGTTGAACAGACTGAAGTTATTGATGGTAGCCTTGTAGTGTCTGGCACTATAACAGCAGATAGATTAGAGAGCCAAGTACTTTCTACTTTAGGTCTTACTATTGGTACTCTGTCTAGTTCTGCTTCTGGTGAACGTATTATCATAAGTGATGATAAAATAGTCGTTTATGATGCTAGTAATACTATAAGAGTAAAAATTGGAGACTTGTCTTAATGTCGTATGGTATGCAGATTAGGACAAGTGCTGGTCTTGTTGATGTTGCTAGTATTAATGTAGCTAGGTTCTTAGCCTCTTACACTAGAACAAATAACAGTGGAACTATAACTCAAAGTAATTTTTCTAATGCTAACAATCTTGGTCATATATGGATTTCAACTAATGACGGAAAGATAGTTCCAGACTTTACTTGGAATAACAGTACAAAGGTATTGAGCTACTTTAAACCTTTAGATCAATCAGGAAATAACCTCATATCTTTAAGTGAGTACAGTTCTAACTTTACAATAACCTTTGCTTTATTTGATTAGGATTTAATATGAGTTATGGAATTAGTGTAAACAACTCTTCTGGAAATAAGATAATTCAAGATGAAAACCCTATATATGCCTTAAAGAGATCAGGTACATTATCCCAACATGAAACTACAATACAAGGTAACACTCCTTATAGAACAGTAGGTCTGCCTGATCTTTATGGTTATTTAGTGTCAGGTAGTAATGCTGAAATGAGTGATGACGAAGAAGTTTTCTTTGAAGTAGATGTTGGAGATTGGGTATCTTATCAACCTTGGCAAGTGTTTATTAGTGATGGTCAAACAAGTGCTTATAATACTCTAAGGTATAGCCAAGTTACCTCAACTATGTCATCTAGCTTAAGTTACTATGTCTTCGATAAAATGACTTCTATACCTAATGCTGGTGCGTCTAGTGGTTACGGAGCGCAAGTTTTTAATGCTAGTTCTCAATGTATGTGGGATAGCAGTAAGTTAACACACAGAGTTTCTCAAGGTCGCATTATAAGTTCTACTACAACAATTAGCTCAACTGCCAACGCTGTTTCTTTACGTTCTTGGTATTTAAAGTTAAGCAGTGGGTCAGGCTTTGCTAATGGTGGTCACACAAACTTTAACAGTTGGTACGCTAAAAGAGTATCTACAAGCTCTTGGCAGATTGGTGTAGGACCAGTAGACTACGGGTTTTATCCTTACCAAGGAGGTTGGTACAACTTCGCAACTGCAACAACAATTTTAACTGGTGATGCACATGTAATGCTTGCTTATGTATAGGAATAAATATGTTTGAAGAATTTGATACTTTAGAAGAAGCTCAAGTTAGAGCTAGAGAAGTGTACCCCAACAAAACTTTTCCTGTAGGTCTAGGTTGTGTTTGGACAGCTAATGGTTTTATTTCTATGGTAGAGGGTAAATACAGACTCTCTACAGATCTATAAAGGTAGGTAAAAGAAAATGGAAATGACTGATCTATGGAGTAGTGTACTAACACTAGGTATTGGCTTTATTGGCTTCGTTCTAAGAGGCTATGTAATAGAGTTAAGTAGACTACGTATATTATTAAACAGAACCAGAGAAGACTATGTTACTAAAGCTGACTCAAATCAAGTTCTTAGTCAAATAATGAGCAAGTTTGATAGGATAGAAGAAAAGCTAGATAGACTCGTGGAGAGAAAATGAAACCCTTACTTATACTACTTACCCTACTAATTAGTAGCCCTGTATTTGCTGATGACGACATAATCAAGTCAGAGAGTGACGTAACGTCTAGTGGTACTATGGACACAACTATTAACAGTCCACCACCTTCAGCTATATCACCACAGATCAGTGCAAGTAACTCTGACCTATGTACTGTAGGTGTAGCTGGTGCTGTACAAACACAGATACTAGGTATTTCTGCTGGTCGTACTGTTAGAGACATGAACTGTGAAAAGCTCAAGAACGCTAAGACTATGTATGATATGGGCATGAAGGTCGCCGCAGTATCTATTATGTGTCAGGACGAAAGAGTGTTTGATGCAATGATT